TTGTGTGGGAGGCAGTACGCGCGCTCCCGGAAAAATAATATTGTTCCGATGCGGCTGGCACGTCGCATTCTTCCGTTTGCTGCATGTGCAGTGATTGTTGTGGCGGGGCTTGCAGTTCCGCAGATCCGGCAGAAAATTCCGCAAAACCCGCAAAAGCCGGGAGAAGAAAAACCGGCGGTAGAGGGCGTATATGCGCCACAGGAGGTAGCATCGGCCGAAAAACTGACGGATGCGGTGGGCTTTCCGGTCAGGGATATTGCTTCGCTGAAAGAAAAAGCAACGGATCGTTCCTATGTGACATATGGGGATGGACTGGCAGAGATCACATACCGCTGGGATTCACAAAGTATCTGTTTCCGGCAGTCACAGGGGCAGGAGGATAATTCCGGTGACTATACGCACTATGCAGAAGAAAAATTGATTGTTGTGGGAAAATATTCTGTCACTTTCAAAGGACAGGAAAAAGGCAGTTATATGATTGCAACCTGGTCGGATGGCACATATTCTTTCTCTGTATCTGCTACGCAGGCATTGAAAAAAGCCGAGTTTCTGGGGCTTATTGAGGAAATTGAAAAAAATATTTGAAAAATTCAAAAAAGTTGTTGACTTTATTGCCAGGCTATACTATAATCTATCTTGCGTCACGGATGAGACACAAACAACACGGACGCAACAACATAGCCTTCGGGGTGTGGCTCAGCTTGGCTAGAGCGCCTGGTTTGGGACCAGGAGGTCGCAGGTTCGAATCCTGTCACCCCGACTACATGCGGGTGTAGTTCAATGGTAGAACACCAGCCTTCCAAGCTGGATACGTGGGTTCGATTCCCATCACCCGCTCTGATATTGCGAAAGCGATATTGATGAGTGTTCGTAGCTCAGCTGGATAGAGCAACGGCCTTCTAAGCCGTGGGTCGGGGGTTCGAATCCCTTCGAGCACATGCGCGTTCCTGCGAGCGATGTTAGCGCTCTAAATGGTACGATAACATCTCTATGGTGGGTATAGCGCAGTTGGTTAGCGCGCCAGATTGTGGCTCTGGAGGCCCAGGGTTCGAATCCCTGTATCCACCCTGTTGCGGTAGCAACTATCATTGTTGGGCTATCGCCAAGCGGTAAGGCACAGGATTTTGATTCCTGCATTCGTTGGTTCGAATCCAACTAGCCCAGCTTGCTTTAAAATTAAATTATGGGATACTAGCTCAGTTGGTAGAGCACTTGACTTTTAATCAAGTTGTCGGGGGTTCGAATCCCCCGTGTCTCATTACTCAGTATTCATACTACTTGATACTGATTTTATTGCGTATAACTATTTCGCCAAGAAAGTGTAGGTTAAGCACACAGAAAGCGAGGTTGTTATATGTCACAACAGATTCAAATGAATCATCAAAAAGTTCTTAAAGTTGCAGACGCTTATGATTTATTTATTCGTAAGTGTAGAGTTAAAAACTTATCTGATGCAACAATCCAATCCTACAATACTAAAATCAAGCCGTTCATTGATTATTGTAATGGCGGTAATATCGTTTCAGTAACTATCGACACAGTGGATGGATTTACTGATATGCTTAAGACAGAACATCATGTTAATGACGTGTCCGTTGTATCTTATCTGAGGTCTGTGAGAGCGTTTCTGTACTACTGTATGGAATGTAATTACATGGCTACATTTAAAATCCATCTTCCAAAAGCACAGAAAGCTATCAAGGAAATCTATTCAGACGAGGACTTAGAGAAGCTACTGGTTAAGCCAAACACAAATACTTGTTCTTTTACAGAATATAAGACATGGGTGTTTGAGAATTACATGATAGCCACAGGAAATCGTCTCAGTACGGCTCTAAACGTCCATATTAAGGATTTAAACTTTAATGACGGACTAATTACCTTGCGTAAGACAAAGAACCGCAAACAGCAGATTATCCCACTCAGCGCAAGCCTAGCAGAAATCCTACAAGAGTATTTGATTGTACGTGGTGGTGAGCCGGACGATTATCTCTTTTGTAATAATTATGGTGGACAGGCAAGTAACAGAACATGGCAGACATTGGTATATCGCTACAATATTAAACGTGGTGTCAATGTTACCTCAATTCATGCTTTCCGTCATTCGTTCTCACGTCTATGGCTGCTAAATCATGGAGATATTATGAGACTTAAGACCATACTTGGACATAGTAATATAGCCGTGACAAATGAATATCTGCAAATGTTCGGGCAAGACTTACAAATGGATTTTGAAAAATTCAATCCACTAGACAACATGAAGAAGAAAGAAGCACAGATTAGGATGTAGATGGAGAATATCATAATGAAGAAATGGATTAAGACAGATAACGGCAGAGTAACACAGGTGATTGAATTTGATGATGGCTCAAAGATAGAACTGCCATTAGATAACAATGGTAACTTGAAATGGTTTGACGACAGCAAACTAATCAAAAAAGCAAGTTAATTTCTAGGGTGACAACAACCCCCAATAAATCCCTACTGTTGTCCAAATATCGTGACAACGATAGGGATAAAAGTGGGGTAGTTGTGACACATATTAGTAGTAGATAAGAGTTAATAATAGACAAGTGATACCACTCGTTTTCAACGAGATGTTATTCTTTGGATTTATTATTGTTTTGTTTTGGAAAGGAGAGATACATGAATTATGCGAATGTATTTGGTCGTACACAGAAGCAATTTGATATGACCATGAATAGAGAAAAAATCACAGTTGCAGATTTCTTCAATTCAGATACCAAGTATGATGTATTCTTCCGTAGGAATCAGCGTAGTACCACACCACAGGGCAAAGTAAGATTCTTTTACGCTCAGAGTACACCTATTCATATTGGAACAATCTTTGTATTGAATGGAGAAAATTATGTTGTAACTTCTCAGGACGGAATCGAGAGTGATATATATTTTACATCCATTGCAGTTAAAAGTGATATGACCTATAAGGTTAAAACAGATAAGGGTACTGCCAGTATTCCATTTGTTGTTGTATCTGACAAGTGGACTGTGGCTCATGGAACTATTACACAGTTGAATGGTGCAGTTGCGTTGTACACAGGTTATAACAGTGCAGTGGATAATATAAAGGTGAACGACTCTTTTAAGGGATTTGGCAACTATTACAAGGTTGGAAATACCTTTAAGAATAATAATCTATTCTATCTGTATTTGGAGCAGACGCAAACACCGATTGACAACTATAAGATTGAATATACTGGTGTAAGCTCATTTGATATGAAGAAGAACAACACATATCAGTTGACTTATTCCGTGACAAATAATGATTCAGTAATAGTCAATCCGACTATTACTTATCAAAGCTCAGCCAATGATGTAGCTACAGTTGACGAGAATGGTCTTATGACTATGCTCAAAGAGGGTTCAGTTGATATAACGGCTACGGCATACGGAGCTTCATGCACTACAACCATGACCATTGCAAATACATCAGCACCGGCATATACACTTAGCCTTACAACATCATCTTATACAATTAAGGTTAATGGCACATATAAGACAATGACCTGTAGATTTGCAGACAAGGATGGACAGGACATAACAGATAGTTTAGTCACTAAACTTTCAGCCGAAGATTTTACGTGGACTTGTGCAGTTGGCTCAACTGATTTGACAAACTCAGCCGTTGTCTGGGCGAATGGCTCAGCCGTTAATACAAAGAAGCTTAAGCTAACTGATGGAGCTTATGATTATCTTGGACAGATACTCACTGTCAAGGTTACAGTCAATGGTGTAACGGCAAGTAAAGATTTGGAAATAACTGAGTAGAATAAACAGAAAGGACACAAAAAGTGTATTATACATTTTATCTAAATGAACGCATGGCTCTCGACAACTGGGAGTATTATGATGATTGTAATTGGTTATTACGATTGTTCTTAGTAAAAGACAGAACAAAGAATATAAAGACCAAGATGGATTTTTATTTAAACCATAGACACCAATATAATGAGATGGATTTTTCTGATGATATGAAAGCCGTTGTGGATGATTACATAGACAAGAAAATGATGTATGAGGATTATCTTGAAGATCCAGATGGATGTGGAATGGTTTATCAGCCGTTTAAAAAGAATAAGATGTTAGAATATTATGCAAATGAAATTGGCGGTAATGATAACATTGAGATGAAATTCAACTATCTAAAAAAGCGTTGCGAAACTATGAACGCATATCTCAGAGAGATAAATGAGGTCGTTCTTTATGAGTCGGATTTCAAATACTTGGAAGAGACAAGGAAGAAAGATAGATTAACAGTCAAACAAGTTAAGCTACTTTTTGGTCTGATATTTTTTAGCCGTATGAATGATTGTGAGTGGTGTCGGGTTGGAACATCATATAAGAGAAAGAGTTTCTATGCCTGCTTTGATGAATATTTCGAGCCAGAAGATTTAGGTGTGATTAACGAAATGTTTGAACCTAAAGCATTTGATAAAATAGAAGCTCAAAATCTAGGAAATAGATTTCAAAGGTATCGTCATGTAGAAGATGAATTTGATTTTAGATACCGAAACTTTATGAATAAAGATAAAGTAGCTTATGTTTTTCAAACAACTCTTGAAAACAATCGTCTTAATCTGTCCGTTCTGGCAGAGCAATTAATCCCTAATCTTAAAAATAAATATTGTAGAGAGTGTGGACAAGAATTTGTTCCCAATAGTAATAGACAATGTATTTGTGAGAACTGTCGTGAAGAAGTAAAACGAATACAGGCAAGAGAAAGAAAAAGAAAGTCACGCAATAAAGAAAAAATTGCTTAGAGTGGAAAAGTGGAAAGGATTCTCGTAATTAGAAAACTGTTAAAATCCTTGATTTTACTAGCTTTTAACGATTTTTCATTTTTTCTATCTTATGGTAGGAAGATAAGTTTTGCATAAAAATTTTTTATTTTCCTCACCCAATTCCCCGAAACCCTTGCTACATAAGCATTTCAGCGATTTCCAAAAAATGAGAAAACGGACTAAGGGGGACGATGGTTTTGATGCATAAAAATTTGGCTAAGGGGGACGAGCAAAAAATGAAATTAGGAAGGACACAATATGAAGATAATAACACATGATGAAATAATGAAAGAACTTATTGGAGAGATGGAACGTCAGCATATTTCAAAAGTTGAAACAGAATATATAATGCGACATTATGAAGATATAGTTAATCGTTATCTCAGAAATATAGATGATAAGGAAGAAGATTTAAAGATAAAAATTATGAGTGGTATTACTTTAGAGCGTCAGTATATTCCTGAGCAGGAGATGCAGAAAGGAATGTTCAAAGGGAAGATTATAAAAGAACATTTTAATATAAAAGCGTCTGTGTCGAAATATCTAAAGGATTTTACGAATAAATGGTGCTTTAAAGAAGGATTCGGCAAATAATTGCTATTTTCATCCGCTGTTAATGGAAGAATTTTAAATTACATAGGAAAGAGCAGTTTCATGGTGTTATATATCATATATGGAAAGTAATGTGAATGTGAAACTGCTTTTACTAGACTTTTTACAATTCGTTAAAACCCTTAATTTATAATGGTTTTAGGTACTTTTTCACAAAAAATTCGATTCTCTTAAATGTAGAAAGAAGAAATTATTAGGAGCATACTTCGGTATGTTCCTTTTTTGATGCAAGGAAGTTGCGTAGATTCAAGTCCGAACCTTTCGGATTTGATTTACATATAATAACAAACACACAATGTATTGTGGGGCGTAAACATGAACTCAGTGAGGGCATGATAGAGCAACACAGGAAGGAGCAATTTAATGGAACTTAATATTGAAGGATTAACACAGGAGCAGATTGAAGCAGTACAGAAAATCATTCAGTCGGAAACAGATAAGGTCAGAACAAAGTACAGTTCGGAACTTAAAACTGTCAATGATGAATTAGCACAGTACAAGCCAAAGCAGAAATCCGATTCTGAACTTGCTTTAGAACAGCGTATTGCTAATCTTGAAGCAAAGGAAAAGGAAGTAGCCAATAAGGAAAGAGCAATGACGATTGCCGACAAACTTAAAGCTAAAGGACTTCCGGGCGAACTGGCACAGTATCTTAATGTTGGTGAGGATATTGATGGCTCGATTGATAAGGTAGGTGACGCACTCGGCAACTACTTTCTCGGACAGGTATCAAATCCCAGTGGCAATCACGCTACAAACAAAGGAATCACCAAAGCCGATTTCGCCAAAATGTCTTACTCTGAAAGAGCAAAACTTTTTCAGGAGAATAATGAACTTTATAAAGCACTTAGTAAATAGGAACTGTTAAGCAGTTCTTTTTTTATTGTGCGGAAAGGACTGACGAATGGATGTAAACACAATCCAAACTGCCATAAGTACGCTTGGCTTTCCTATCGTGTGTGTTCTTTTTTTGGGTTGGTTCATCTGGAAGATCTGGATGAGTCAGCAAGACCAGAACAAAGAGCGAGAGGATAAGCTTTATGAGTATCTTGGCAAAGCACAGACGGTCAATGAACAGTTGACAAACACTAATTCAGAATTTGTAGAGGTTTTACACTCGTATAAAACTGATTTGGACACTATTAAAAATGATGTAACAGAAATTAAGCAAAACATGAAAGGTTAATAAGGTGAATTAATATGGCAACAATTAACAATACAACAACTAGCGCAGTAAACAAAAATATGATAATCCCGGAAGTGTACTCAGCACTCGTACAGGAAAAAATTGCAGGAAAGTGCCACGTAGCAAACATGGCAAAGGTACTTGGTGACTTACAGGGTAAGCCGGGCGAGACACTTACTGTACCTTCAATCGTATATGATGGAGATGCAACTGATTGGGTTCCTGGCACTGCTATGTCAGCAACAAATCTTAAGACAAAGACAAAGAGTTTTACAATCAAGGCAATCGCAGCACCTGCATATGACATCTACGATTTCGATTCTGAAACTGAGATGTTCAACTCTATTGAGAACGCTTCGAAAAATCAGTCCACAGCAATCGCAAGAAAAATGGATGCTGACTGTATCACAGAAGCACTTAAAGCTCCATTTAAGGCAACAGTAGCTACAAGCGGTGTGATTACACAGGATGAGTTACTTGACGCTCTTGGTCTGTTTGGTGACGACAGAAATGTTGAGGACTTTGCAGGAGCAGGTATCGTAGCACACTCAGCATTTGCTAAGTCATTCTACGGCATGGAGTTATTCGTGAAATCAACAACAACAACTGCACAGGCAGGTAATGGTATCGTTCGTGGTGATTGTATCGGTTCATTCCTTGGAATCAACGTATATCTTTCTGACCGTTGTGTAGAAGCAAGCAAGCCAGTAATGTTTATCATCAAAACTGATGCTCTTGGCATTATTCCAAAGGAGACTCCATTCTCTGAGGTTGCTCGTGACGCTTCTAAGAGACTTAATACAATCTACTGCTCAGATACATACGCTTGCGGTGTGATTGATGAATCAGGAATTGTTGTTATTCGTGAGAAAGTTGGAAAATAATTTGACTTAGTGGGGGTGGTGTCCATTTAGGACACTGCCCTTTTAAGGAAGGACAAGACAAATGTTAGACGGAACAGTATTACAAAGATTAAGAATGAGGTCGGGCAAAACATTAGTACAAGTGGCTGATTGGTGTAATGTCTCTAAGAGGTACATCATTTATATTGAACAGAATAAAGAAGTGCCAAGCGAAGAAACATATGAAGCTTATCTGAACTGTGTCTACGGTCTTGGAAAGCCACTGCCACATGAGCCACGATGTAATCAGACCTCTAGGAAAAAGAAGTCGGGTGATGAGTAATGGGATTATTCAGTAGAATTTTTGGCGGTAAGTCAGTTAGGTCTGCTGCAACTTCCGCATCATTTCTCGGTGCATATCGTGAAGCAGGTGGACAATCCTATGACGGTGGTGGTTGGGGATTAGACCGATTCAACAGTATCATAGATGCTCACTCTTCTGTAGACGATATGATTGAAGAGTGGGGACTTGCTGATGAAGGTTGTCGGTATCAGTCATTAGATGGATATTCTAATCCGTACACACAAGCATACCGTGAAGAAAGAGAACGTGCAGAAGAAGAAGCAGAAGTTCTTGCAATGTTCGGAGAAGAGATAGATGTAGAACTCTTAATAGATTGGGACACTGTAGAAGAGAACGCTTATGAGTATGCAGAAGAACTTGCACAGGCATGGCTTGATGGAGATGAGTTCATCCCAGAGGAGATTTGTGACTGGGCTTGGTACGACTTGTCAGATCATAATTTATAAGGAACAAAAGGAATAGAAGGTGCAGCAATGACAGGAAAAGCGTTTCGCATATGGCGAAGATACAAAGAAATTTCTCAACAAGTAGTCGCAGATTATGTGGGATGCAATAAAAGCACTATCTGTCGTTGGGAGAAAGAACAAATAAATTTATATTCAGACCTATATCAGAAGGTCTTAGGATTCTATGAAACAAATCAATAGGGCATATCGCTCACAAATCACAAATAAACTGCATAACGATAAGCAGTATAAATAAACGCAGTAGTCAAAAACAGACAGAAAGGAAAGGTGAGATAACTTATATGACATTTAGTTATTCCACCTTCTTCTTTTATCATAGTGAGTTATCTCACTGTGGTAAACAGAATGAAGGAAATTTACAGAGAGAAATTATTAAATGGTAACGAATGGATTGACAGCACAGATGAATATGGTCTTATTTTAACAGACGACTTAGATTCTCTTTTATCATGTGCCATATTAAAACATGTTAAAGGATGGAGCATTGAGCAAGCATATATATTTAAAGCTAACAAACCAATAGTAAAAAGTAAGGATGCACAGTTATACGATTATTTAGGCACTATTAAAGATGCCACACATGAATCTATTGGAGTTGACTTAGCATTAACAGCAGGAAAATGTTTTGACAATCATCTCACTCAGTTCTCATATGGTGAGAAGATAAATCCTGAGAGTATTAATCTCAACAGAGTGCAGAACATTTACAGACAGAGTTACAGTAAGAAATATAATCTGTCCACAGTATTATTGTTATGGTCATTATATGACTTACCAAAGGAAGGATTATCAGATGAACTTATGATGTTACTCATTGCTATTGATGGATCTTATGAAGGATTCTTCACAGATGCAAGATGGGTTGGCATACATGAGTTTTGGATTAGGGATGTATTAGACCTGCCGGAATTTCTTGAATGTGAGCGTAGACATACATACAGAGAGTTCAAAGCCATTAGAGAAAAATATAATATCCATAAAGGACACGGAAAGATTACATTATCACATGGTCTGTTAGTCACTGACATTGACCTTGAAGCAGTGAATGATACTCTCGGTTGGGAGACAGATATTCAAGTTGAACTGCCAGCAGATAGGTTTTATAAGAAAGCCGTATTCAAAGATAATATTGCAAAGATAGAGGGTTATCCAAGTAGTGTAAAGGCTATTTGTGGTAATCCTTTTTCATATGCTCTTACAGGAAAATATGCGGTCAATTACTCAGAGAGGATTGAATTTTAATGATATACACAGATGAACAGAAGAAAGGGATCATTATCTATTCAGGTAAGGTAGCAAATGAATTACTCAGACAAGGTTATCGTATTACAAGAGTAATGCCTGATAAGAAGAATAAAGTGCGTACTATTTTTGTATTCGCAGTAGAGAATAACATAGAAGAAGCACTATCGTTTCAAAGCGAACGCACTGAATTATTTAGCTAACCATTATCGAGGGTTAGTCATTTGGCTAGTCCTCGGTTTCCTCCTATTAAATGAAGAAAGGACACAGGAAGATGAATGAATATTTATTAGAAATGCAGTTGTCCACAGAGGACAATTTATCAGATGAAGAACTTATGATTATGAACTCGTACCAGAAGGTACGCACCAACAGAAAAAAGAAAATTCAAAAGGAGAATATTACAAATGGAAAAGAACACAATTATTATCTTTACTGCTAATAAGGCAAGAGAGTTATTAAAGGATGGATTTAAGGTGGTTGATATTAAACCCGACAAAACAGATTCAGATGGAAAGAGAAGCGTATTTGTATTTGAATATGCAGATGGAATTTTAGACAAGATTAAGAAAACAAAATAATAAAACCAGAGATGGGAACTCGTGCAAACGAGTCCTATCACTTATCTACTACTAATTCCTTATCTACTAATAATATGTGTCACAGATGATGCCATTTTATCTGTCCTGTTGTCAGTAGATTTGGACAACCATACACATAAAAAGGGCATAGTTGTCGCCCTAGAAAAACACATAAAAAGGAGCATAAAAAATGAGATTATTTTTAGAAGAAAATTTGGTTACAGGAAACACATTAACACCTGATGGAGTGCTTGCATACATAGCACTGAGAAAGATGATGGATGAGAATATCTTCTTGAAGTCATTGGAGATTACAGAGGACTGTGTATCTATCAACAGAATGGCTTATACACTTGTTGGTGTAAGTGAGAAATATACTAAAGCATTTACGGATGCATTGCAGCGTGGAATATACGAACTTGATGCCGTGGACAGGATTAAGATAGTGCAGTCATTTGGTAAAGGAATTGAGTTCGTATTGGATATAAAGAATTTATACTTTGATACTTCAAAGGAAGGACAGCATTTTGTCATGGTATCATCTGATGAGGTTGAGAGGATTCTGACACATGATGCAGATATGAAGAAGAAAATATCCATACTGAAATATTATGTGGCTCTTGTCAGTTCATTTGATTGGTCTGCCAATATGAAATGTAAGGATGGTATGCCTAATCTTCAAGGTAAGATTGGTCACATGACACAGGATTATGTTGGTGGTCTTGCCGGAATATCCGGGCGAACTTGTCAGAGATACAATGTGGTCTTAGAGGATGAGATGAAGATGATATACATTTATAGAAGTAACGACAAGATTAAAGAGGATGATTCTTTAAGACAGATTACCAACTGCTACAGTCGTTATGAGGACAAAGATTTATGTGAAATGTATGCATCTGACTTTGAGGATAAGATGGGATATAGGCATAGAATTGTCAGAACCAAAAAGAACAAGGAACAGGCAGATAATAACAGACGATTGGCTCAGATTTATAATCGTATCTGTGAAGGATATGGAGATTCATATGATGAAGATACTATCCGCAAGGTGTACAAATATGTAACCAATAAGAATAAGACCGTTATTGATGAGATAGATAAGAAGCAGTCACAGGAATATATGTCATCATCTGACAAGGATTATGTTAAGAATTTACAGTCCCAGATTAGAGACACACTTATCTTTGAACAGTTCGATTATCTTAATGAGGATTCCCAAGATGGGAACTCAGATGAAGATATTTGGGGCGAGATTGATGCTATCGAAAACGGCTATACAGTTGAAGAAATATTAGAAATGCCTACTGCATCTGATGTGGTAGCGTAACCAGTTGGGGTGTCGGTAATGCCGGCATCCTTTTTGATTGTCCAAAATTGGATAGTGGATTTCCACTCTTATGAGGAACAGATTAACTTAGAAAGTGAGGACATAAAATGAGAAAGAAAGATTTAATTGCAGAGAACAAAAGATTAAAAGATGAGGTTGAAGATTTAAAGCGTCAGTTGACATATGCAAAGACGCAAATAGATATAAAGGATATTTGCTTGATGCTTAAGGAAAGAGAGGTATATCATGGCTAAATTAAAAGATAAAACACTTATGCAGAAATTGTCTGAGGTCATGAAGCCGTACCTTGCTATGTATTTGTGTTGGTACTATCAAGATCCGGAGACAAGATGCTCATGGGATGAGTTATGTAATTATGATGCAAACTTTAAGCAGCAGGGCGAAAATGCCGGGAAGAATAAAACACAGGAGTTTTGTGAACAGAACTGGCTGATTCGTGATGATGTCCAAAAGGGCATGATTATCTATATGCAACATATGAAGCGTTATAACTTTATGAAGCGTTATCAAGAGATGAATAAGAAAGCATTGTCGGGTGACGTGAACAGTGCAAAGTATGTTGATGAAATGGATAAGCTACTCGATAAAATGTCAGTTGATAAATCTACGGAGAGTGAAATTGATAAACTCTTACAGGGGGTGAATATCAATGCAGATTAGTTTAGATACTGCCAAGAAATTAAATTGGCTATGGAAAGACGAAAACAAGATTGCATGGATAGAAACCTTTATTAAGATTGCTGATAAGGATGGAAATATTGTTCCTTTTATCTTGACTGATGAACAGAGAAAACTTGTTGAGAATTTGGCTCATCAGAATATCATAAGCAAGTCCAGACAATTAGGAATTTCGGTAGTAACAGTAGCCCTCAGTATTAGGGCATGTGTGGTAAATCCAAATACTAACTGTGTGCTTATATCACATAATCAGTCCAGTACCAATGCTGTGTTTGATAAATTAAAGCAACAGTTCTATTCATTGCCCGACTGGTTAAGACCTAAATTGATACAGAATAATAGACAGGCACTTACATTTGAGAATGGTTCTTCTATTGTATGTATGACCGCAGGAAACAAGGATTGTGGACGTGGCAGCACGTACTCTGGTGGAATAGTGCATTTATCAGAGTTTGCGTTTTGGAAAGACCAACAGAGACAGTTAAAATCTATTATGCAGGCGGTTACATCATCATCTACAGTCATAATTGAGTCAACATCAAATGGCTATAATGAATATTCAAATTTATTTTTACAGGCAAGGAATGGGGAGAATGCGTTTAAACCATTCTTTTTTAATTGGATAAATGGACGTTCATTATTTAAGTCACAGTACGATGAATCAGTGAAATTGTATAAGGCACAGCATGAAGGTAAGATGCTTACTGAGGATGAATATGATGATGAAGAAAAAGCACTTGCTAAGTTAGGTATGACACCAGAACAAGCGGTGTGGAGAAGAGATAAGATTTCTATTAGTGGATTGGACGCATTTCATGTGGAATATCCAAGTACACCGGAAGAATCATTTCTTGCTACAGGTTCATCTGTATTTGATAACAATAAGGTCATTAAATTACAACAGGCATTAGTAGAGCGTAAAATTATGCCGTTAAAAGTAGATAAGATAGTTGGTCTGCCACAGATACTTAGGACTTATGTGCAGAATAAATCACTTGATATATATAAAGTGCCAAGAGCCGGCATGAAATATTACATAGGTGTGGACGTATCGGAAGGACTTGGAGGTAAACATGACTATTCTACTATGTTTGTAATGGATAAGGATGGCGAGCAAGTAGCGGAGTTCCATAATAATAAGGTACAGCCATATCTCTATGCAGATATATGTAATGCAGTCGGACGCTTCTATAATAAAGCTTTGCTTTGTGTCGAGAAAGCATCAGGCGGTCACTCTGTTATTGAGAGATTGAGATATGAGCATAAGTATATGAACATGGTTAAGTATAAGACCTATGATGAATATAATCGTGCTATATGGAAAGTCGGATTCGATACCAATAATAAAACAAAGAGCATTGCAGTCAATGATGCTAGAGAGTGGTTTGACAAGGGTATGATTCGTATTATGAGCAATAATCTTTTAGAAGAAATGAAAACATTTGTTGCAGAAGAGAATGGTTCATTTAATGCGGTTATTGGCTGTCATGATGATTTAGTGTCAGCATTTTGGCTCTGTATTCAGGGCATGAAGAGTGGTTTCTGGTATCCATTCTAATCAGAATAATTATTAACAGAATAGGGAATTTAGGACTTTAATGACGTTAGGTATAGATTTATATGCCTAGCTTTTTTTATTGTCTATTTTCCCTATTGTAACAGTAAATAGAAAGGAAGAAATATGACAATACAAGAATATATAGATAAGCAGTATGATGGTTCTGCTACTTGGTTCATGGAAGAAGTTAATCAGAAGAATCATGTGGCTAGAATTGCAGGTGTTGTAGCAAATATGGATTATCTTGCAGGACGACACAAAGTATTAGGCAGAGAAGATTGCTATTACAAGGGCAAGGTGCTAAAGACACGTAAGACTATATTGAATTATGCTAAGACAGTGCTACGTTTCCATGATACTTTTCTGCTTGGAAAGAAGGTTTCATTAAGCTCAAAGGATAATGAAACAGTTAATACATTCAATGATATTTATAGGCTTGGTCAGTACGAGACAGTTGACTATCAGATACTTGACAGAGTAAATAAGTTTGGTGACGCATATGAGGTTGTGTATATTGATAATGGAGTGATTAAGAGTAAAGTGCTTGATAGTGCTTGCAGTTATCCTGTATATGATGAGTTGGGGGAGTATCTGGCTTTCATTGAAACATGGACTGATGTATTCTCTAGTATCACTTATTGGAATGTATATTATCCTACATACGTTGAGTGTTGGAGTAATGAGGGTGCAGATGAGCATTTAGTGAGTACTACTATGGCTATTGGTCTGCCAATCCACTATCATAATTTCAGTGATGAGGACTATAATTATGGTGTGAGTATGCTTACGGACATTAAACCTATACTTGACGAGTTAGAGGACATTATGAGCAAGATGGGTGATGCTATATATGTCAATTCACTCAATCCTATGAATGTAGCTATCGGACAGAGAATAGAGAGTTCAATTCCTAGTACGGCTGTAGGCTATGTACTAAATTTGGATGCAGGAGACTATAAGGTAGTTAGTGCGTCTATGGATTATAATACGATTAATGGTCCTATGTCAAGATTTAGTACAAGTTAA